GGTTGGTTTAGTCTCGGAAAAAGCGTATGCCGGGTTCTAAATCGTCACTTGAATTATATAAAACATAATCGGGGTGATTCTTAAATATTGTTGTTAATGCTTCTACCGTTTCGGGGTTGAATATTCTTATTTCTTGTTCAACATATCCTTCATCGTCATATTGATAAATGGTGATGAAGTTTATCTGTTTGCTTTCGAGTAATGTGATTTTCGTTTTTACGTTTCCTCTGTCCTCATAAAGTGTTGTTGTTTTCATGCTTCTTCCTCTCTTTCTAATTCAAGTATTGCTTGGTGAAGCTCGTTGAGTTGTGCGTTGTACTTGTCTCTTCTGTGCTTGTATATCTCGTTTGGGAATCCTGTTAAAATGGTTTTGGAGTAATTTTCTTCGGCTCTTACCCACTTGGCAAGAATGGAAGAATATGTTTCGTATAGGATCTCCAATTCGGTGATGGTGGTGAATGCTTTCATAAGTGTTCTCCTTTCAATATCTGAATGCGTGCTTGGTCTTGTAAGCCAAACCATATTCAACGAGTCTTTCGGGGTATGCTTCACAGGTGTTGTAGAGAAGCCATGCTTCGTCTTGCATTTCATTGGCGGTCTTGTCTGCTCCGTGTTCATGGGCTCTCCGTGCGAGACGGAAAAGGTTGTGTGCTTCCTTGCGAGAGATCTCGATAAGCTCGGTTCTCATTTCATTGATGCGATCAAATGCTGCGTTCATTCTTTTCTCCTTTCTTACGCTTCAACATCTTTCTGCTTATAGCAGACAAGCTCGTTCACAACATAACCAACGGCATCAAGGCGTTTGCGTGCAAGTCTTACTGCGTATTCTTTTTTATCACCTTGGACTGTGTAAATGTTAATGTGATGGATTGTGGTATCGTTTACTCGAAAGCTCATCATGTGCATCGTCTTCATAAGTTTCATTGTTTTGTCTCCTTTTTAAAATGTGAAATCGGTGTATACTGTGGTATCGGGCTTGAGAAGTCTGCTTGCGGATATATCAGAGAACTTTCCGCAAACGTACTTCTTTTCGCTTCTGTCGTAATCTTCTTTGATGTAAACTTGGGATTCCTTCGGTTCGGCTATGGGCTTCAGAGTGAACCACTCGCCCTTCTTCAGATCTTTCAGCTTCATTTTTTCGTGTTCTCCTTTTCGGTGTTTGTTTTTGGGTATGAGGGGGGGTAACTGTCAATAGTATAGCATACCCCACGGGGTATATGTTGGACGGAAAGTAAACGTTTCATGAACGAATTGTAAACATCGCAGGGCGCAAATTACCCAATCTTACCCCGTTTTACCCAATGTTACCCAACAAATACGGTATAGGGTATGTTATAATTACAATATCAAAGTATATTCAAAAGCATCTGCCGATTCGGTGGGTGCTTTTTGTATGGAAGCGAAGCACCAGTAGATTCTTGCTTTCCTTATCTTTTCATTGGGTAGGAATCTATTAAATACCAACCTCCTTTAGGGGCGGTTACTCGGTAGCCGCCTATGGTGCAAGCGATTATATAGAAAGGGGATGAAAGTATGCTGACTCCCAAACAAGAGCAGTTTGTGAAAAACATAATTGATGGAATGAGTCAAGCCGATGCATACCGGAACTCCTACGATGTATCAAGAATGACCGATAAATCAATCCATGAAAAGGCAAGCAGATTGATGGCAGATGGCAAGGTGAGGTCAAGGTTGCAGGAGCTACGGGATCAGATGATGAAACCAAGCATCATGAGCGCACAAGAGCGCATGGAATGGCTCACAAACCTTATCAATAATGATGAAGAAGGCACAAACGAGAAGCTGAAAGCCATTGACATCATGAACAAGATGCAAGGCGAGTATGTGCAGAAGGTAGAGGCCGATGTAAAGAGCGAATTCACCATCAATATTGAATTGAGTGACGAATGATGAAGGTAAATATCAAGATCTCCAAGAAGGTGTTCAACGATGTGTACCTTCCGTTCCTGGATAACACAGACCGATACCTTGTGTTCTATGGCGGTGGTTCTTCCGGGAAGAGTTATTTCATAGCACAGAGGTTCATATACAAGCTGATACATCCCGTAAGATGCAATCTATTGGTTGTGCGACAAACGGGTGATACGAACAGACGAAGCACGTTCCCATTGTTGAAGCAAGTCATCTCCAATTGGAATCTCTATGAACATTTCAAGATCAATGAGAGTGACATGAGGATCAAGTGCAAGCTCACGGGAAACGAGGTTGCCTTTGCCGGGCTTGATGATGTAGAAAAGATCAAGTCAATCACCTTTGAGAACGGAGAGTTGACGGATATATGGGTAGAGGAAGCAACGGAAACACAAGAGGCTGACATCAACCAATTGAAGGTTCGTTTGCGTGGTGGTAAATCCAAGAAGCAGATGGTGCTATCCTTCAACCCCATCAACATTCAGCATTGGATCAAGAAGCATTTCATTGACAGCAAACTGGCAACGGTTTGCTTTTCTACTTATAAGGACAATAAATTCCTCACAGAGGATGACCGCAAAGCCCTTGAGGATCTGAAGCAGATAGACGAGTACACCTATGAGGTCTATTGCCTCGGCAAATGGGGTATTCTCGGCAAGACGGTCTTTGATGCCAGGGCTATACAGAAACGCCTTGAGTGCATTCCAAGAGCCATCAAGACGGGCTATTTCACCTATGACTATGACGGGCTGCGGATCACCAATATCCAATGGGTGAACGATAGGAACGGATATATCAAGATATACGCCATGCCAAACCAACCGGCATTTACACAGTATTGCATTGGTGGAGATACGGCAGGAGAGGGAAGCGACTTCTTTACGGGTCATGTGTTGGATGCCAAGACGGGAATCCAAGTGGCTGTATTGAAGCACCAATTCGATGCAGACCAATACACCAGGCAGATGTATTGCCTGGGCAAGTATTACAAGGATGCTCTTATCGGTATTGAGGCCAACTTTGACTCCTATCCGCTCATGGAGCTTCAAAGGCTTGGCTATCTCAAGCAATACACAAGAGAGGCGCAGGACACCTACACGGGCAAGACGGAGAAACGCTTTGGCTTTAAGACAACGAGCTTGACTCGTCCAACCATCATTTCCAGGCTCATAGAGATCGTTAGAGAGCATTGCGACACCATCAATGACAAGGACACGTTGGAAGAGCTATTGACGATCATACGCAACGAAAAGGGGCGCATAGAAGCTCCCGAGGGCGGTCACGATGACATGATGATGGGGCTTGCCATTGCACACCATATCAGAGAGCAAGTGGTCTTTGTTGACGAGCCTATTGTTGTGAATCCTCAAACACATTTCAACATAGAGAAGCATTACCAAAGCCAATATGACTATGGCGAGGAAATAACGGTGATATAAGGGGGATATATGGAATCATTGAGTTTACTTATTGCAGGAGCTTTGTTCGTGCTTGTTTCCGGCGTACTGAACGTTTCTTGCTTTGTAATCGGTGCAAAGGTAGGACAGAACGTAAGCAAGGGCGAGAAGATTGAAACGCCTTCGCTGAATCCTATCAAGGCTATCAGAGAGCGAGAGGACAGAAAAGAGGCCGAGAGAGAGCAAGAGAGATACGATGCCATCCTGCGAAACATAGAGAGCTATGACGGCACGGGCAGAGGGCAAGAGGATGTACCGAGGGGGTGAATAGGTGGATATTCAAGAGATCAAGCAGACAACGATATGGGACTTGTATGAGAAGGGCAGAAACTACCACCGGCGCACCGGGATCTATGTAGACACGGACAGAAACTACCGCTTCTACAACGGAAACCAATGGGAAGGTGCGAAACTGGGTGATGTAGAGCCGGTTCAGAAGAACTTCATCAAGCCCATTGTTAAGTACAAGATTTCGGTCATTCACGATAACTTGTACGCTATCAATTATTCTTCACAGAACTACGAAAGCCGAGAATTCCATAAGGCTGCGGAGCGATACTGCGACCTTCTCAATGGGTACGCAAGTCGAGTATGGGAACGTGACAAGATGGATTTCAAGGGGCGTAGAATCACGAAGGATGCCGCCGTTAATGACGAGGGAATCATCTACGTTGATTTCGACCAGGAGAAGATGCTTCCGGTCAATGAGATCGTCAAGAAGAACGATATCTACTACGGCAACGAGAATGACGATGACATCCAGGCACAGCCGTATATCTTGATCCGCAAGAGAATGCCCGTGGTCAATGCCATTGAATTGGCCTTGGATAAGGGCATGAGCCATGACAAGATCTCGTTCATCATTGGTGATAATGACACCTTTGAGGAAAGCGGAGAAGCCGCCAAGACCGAGCTTGATAACATGGTGACCGTGGTCTACAAGATGTACAAGGAGAATGGCACAGTACACTTCTCCATTGCTACAAGATGGGTAGACATCGTTGATGATGTTGATACCGGGCTTTCCCTCTATCCCATTGCCCACTTCAATTGGGAAGAGAAAGAGGGAAGCGCAAGAGGCGAGGGAGAGGTAAGATACCTTATTCCCAACCAAATCGAGGTCAACCGAACCGAGGTAAGACGGGTGCTGACGGTCAAGTACCAGGCATATCCGCAGAAGGTTGTTGATGTAAGCAAGATCTCCAATCCACAGGCGTTGAATACTGTTGGCGGTACGATCCGCACCAACGGACAGCCCGTGGAAGATGTACACAAGATTGTTGGTACGATTCCCCCGGCGCAGATGTCCCCCGATGTAGTCAAGCTCCAAGAGGATCTGATTCAGGTCACAAGAGATCTTGCCGGTGCAGGTGACACGGCAACGGGACAAGTCAATCCCGAGAGTGCTTCCGGTAGAGCGATCCTGGCGGTTCAGCAAGCATCCCAAGCACCTATGACGGAGCAGAAGGAAAGCTACAAGAATTTCATCGAGGATCTTGCGAGAATTTGGCTTGAATATCTCATTGTTTACTCTGTTGACGGAGTGAAGATGGAAGAGGAAATCACCGATCCCGAGACGGGAGAGGATACTGTGCAGCTTGTCAACGTACCGCAGAGTGCATTGCAACAGCTTCAAGCCACCGTCAAGATTGATGTCACTCCCAAGAGTGTTTATGATAAATTCGCCCAGGAGCAGAGCCTTGAAAACTTCCTCACGAATGGCTTCTTCAACATCCAACGCATTAGTGAGTTGAAAGCATACGTTAAGTCCCTTGACGATGATTCTGTCACTCCCAAGATGAAGCTGATGGAAGTCATTGAGGCAATGGAAGCAGAGCAGAGCAAGATTGCCATGATCGAGGCACAAGCACAGATGATGCAACAGAGGGCGCAACAATTCCTCATGGAAGATCCCGATGGACAAGCCGATCAGATTGCCGATGCGAGAGCGCAATTGGAAATGGAAGCGGCCTTGGAAGCAGAGGAAGCCGAGTACGCCGAGCAGGAAGAAGATCTTGACGAGGAAACCGCAGAAGCGGAAGAGGAAACAGACGAAGAGTAAGTAAACAAGCAACTGCCGAGGATTCCTTGGTGGTTGCTTTTTACATATGACCGAGCATTTATGTCATTAAACTGCATGGAATATTGGTGAAGCAAACACCTAATCAAAAAATGGGAAGGGAGTTCTTATGGAGAACGAAAAAGACCTTGTGACGGAAGTCGCTGAAAACACGGAGCAGACCGCAGAACAAACGCCCAAGAGCTACACGGACGAGGAAGTCAATGCAATCGTGGGCAAACGCCTGGCACGGCAAGAGGCAAAGATCCGCAAAGAGTATGACCGCAAGTACGGTGACCTTGTGGACACGCTGAAAGCAGGAACGGGCAAAGAGAGTGTTGACGAGATCAACGACACATTTAAGCAATTCTATGCGAAGAAGGGCATTAAGATGCCGCAGAAGCCTACCTACACAGACCAGGATCTTGAAACGCTTGCAAGGGCTGATGCTGACGAGATCATCCGCTCCGGCTATGAAGAAGTGGTTGACGAGGTTGACCGCTTGACGGAGCTTGGCGCAGACCGCATGACCGCAAGAGAAAAGGCGTTGTTCAAGGTGTTGGCAGAGCATAGACAGAGTGCCGAGATGGGCAAGGAATTGTCCAAGATTGGCGTTGGCGAGGATGTGTACAACAGCAAGGAATTCAAGGAATTCCAAAGCAAATTCAATCCCAACACTCCTATCACGGATATCTATGATATCTACGCAAAAACACAACCCAAAAAACAAATTCAAACTATGGGAAGTATGAAGAGCAGCACGGCAGATACCGGTGCTGTGAAGGACTTCTATTCCTATGAGGAAGCGATGAAATTCACGAAGAAGGACTTTGACAACAATCCCGATCTGCTCAAGGCTGTCGAGGCTTCCATGTCGAAATGGAGATAATACTTCCCCACACGAAAGGAAGGTAAAAACCTATGGCAGTAACCCATTTTATTCAGACTATTTGGTCTAAAAAGATTCAGGATGCTCTTGAACTCAAGTGCAAGCTCGTAGACAACTGTTTGCGTGACTATGAAGGTGATTGCAAGCACGCAAGAACCGTAAAGATCCTTGGCGTTGGTGAGCCTACCATTGCCGCATACGATGGCACCAAGGATATCACCATCGAGGATATGTCCGATGTAGGCCAGGAGCTTACCATCGACCAGGCAAACTACTTTGCTTTCTACGTTGATGATGTAGACCAGGCACAGAGCGTTCCCGGCCTCAAGGAAGAGTATCAGCGCAAGGCAGTACATGGTCTTGCCGTTGCCCGTGACACCTACGTTGCAAACCTTATCAAGGGCGCAACCAACGTGACCACCGCAACCGCTCTGACCGAAGCGGCTATCAAGACCGCTATTGATGCGGCTATCGTTGCTCTCCGTGAGCGCAACTTTGACGAAGAGGGCGTTATCGAGATCACTCCTGCCGTCTACAATCTGTTCAAGAACCATCTGATCACTCTGTCCACCAACAACCCCGAGTACATCAAGAAGGGCATCGTTGGTGTGTATGATGACTTCCAGGTTGTTATGTCCAACAACATGGCGAAGGACACCACCTATGCATACTGTGATGTGCGTGGTAAGAAGGCTATCGCCTTTGCCGGACAGATCAACGAGGTTGAGGCTCTGCGCTCCGAGAAGCGTTTCAAGGACATTGTTCGTGGTCTTGATACCTTCGGTGCAAAGGTCATCGACAACAACCGTATTCAGGTTATCAAAGTGCCCGTAAAGGCATCTTGATAAAGGCGTAAATTTGCCCCTTGCGAGGGGAATGCACAGCGCATAGCTTAACGCCGGGGGAGTATTGCGAAAGGCGGTACTCCCCTCTTTTTGTGAATATAGGAGCAATCCTATGTTGACCAAAGGAAAGGGGGATATAAAATGCAAGTATTTATCAGAAAACCGAGCATTGACTTGTTTCCGGGAATCCGTGTAGACAAGGACACGGTGCTTACATTCAAGAACGAGAATGTGGATCAGAAGTTGGACAGATTGGTATTCCACTCTGTAACCAAGGTAAAGGGTGAAGGGTATGAGAGCGAGTATCACACTACCATTCATCTCAAGGAAGGTGATGTGCTTGTCTTTGAAGAGAAAGGCAGAGGCTACATCAAGCCCGTGGATGACTTTGTAACCATTGCGGAAGCCATTGAGGATCTGACGAACATTAAGGATTTGGGGTGAGAGTATGTACAAAATCAACGATGATTTATCCATCTATGTGACACGGGGTGATATCGTTCTCATGTCCGTGGCGGCAGAGTTTAACGGCAAGCCCTATACATTCCAAGCCGGGGATCTTGTGCGAATCAAGGTGTACAAGAAAAAGAAAGCAACGGATGTGGTACTGGAAAAGGACTTTCCCGTAGCAACCGCCACGCAGAAGGTGCAGATTTTCCTTGACAAGGAAGATACCAAGATTGGGGATGTTATCAGCAAGCCCGTGGACTACTGGTATGAGGTAGAGTTGAATCCTCTCTCTGAACCGCAGACCATCATTGGCTATGACGAGGACGGAGCCAAGGTGTTCAAGCTCTTCCCCGAAGGAGCGGACAAAGAGGTTGAGGAATACGAACCGGGCGAGGAAGAATTGCTTGCACGTTATATGGACGATGAACTGGATCTTGGCTCAAAGCATCCCGTGGAAAACCAGGCGATTGCAAGAGCGATTAAGCAGCTTGAGGCAAGCCATGAGGTAACACATGATGCGGTAGCGAAGCTGCACGTTACTCCCGAAATGTACGGAGCTATCGGTGACGGAGAAGCGGACGATACCGAAGCCTTTAAAAAGGCGTTTGCGGCAGAAAAAAACATTCTGATTAAGAACGGAACTTATTTGATTAGCGATACCATTGATGTTGAATCTGACACGGTGGTAACGATCAACAACGCTAAAATTCTGTCGAAGGCAACGGAAAACAAAAAATATATCTTCAACGTTGAAAAGAAGGAAAACATCAAGTTATACGGAGATAACGCCACTTTGGAGATGGTAAAGCCCGAAACAGCGCAACAGGCGTGCATTGCTATCTTTGACTCTAAAAACATTTTGGTCGATGGCTTTAAGCTCGCCAAAGCAGGGGGAGACGGCATTATTCTCGGTGGCTCTACTGCGAGAGAAGAACAGGATATTATTATCAGCCATTGCATTATTGACGATTCAAGAAGAAACGGAATCTCTATTGTAGGTGGCGTGAATAATATCAAGATTCAAAATTGCGTTATCAAAAACACCAAAGGAGCAACGCCCCAACTTGGTATTGATATCGAAACATGGTCTCCCGAGCTTGTAAACCGAAACATCGAGATTTTTAATTGCCGCTTTGAAAACAACGCCACGGGCGCAATAACGGTATTTGAATACACGGATGGCGTGAAAATTCACGATAATTATTGTGATAATATTGTCAGCGTTAAGGTCAACGATGCTTATGTTTCCGTACCTGAAGCAATACCGACTAACATTGAAATGTATAACAACACATTCAAAGGTACTGTTTATATTTATCGTGTTTCTGACGGTGTGTTTGCTGTAAAGGGCAATGTTTTTGATGGTTCGCACATCACAGTAGATCATTCGTTGGCATTGAGTACAGAAGAATCCATCAAAAATTCGCCTGCAAAAACCATCTGCAACAATGTCTTTAACAACTGCCTAACGGCGATTTATATTGGCAATAATGCCAATATTTCCGTTACCGATAACATTATCAATAATTGCACCCTGTTCTTGAATCTGTTTGGATTGCACGATTGCGTTATAAGCGGAAACATTGTAAACGGATATAACGTAAACGGAGACAATGAGTATTGCGTATCAATCAATGGCGTTGTTAAAAATCTCGATATTAACAACAACATTATCAAGCAGCCTTCCGGCAAGAACAGCGTAGCAAAGCTTGTTCGAGTAGGTGGCGGTTCTGTTGAAAAATTGAAAGTACACCACAACAATTTCGAAAAAGCCTTATTTACAAAAGTAATCACATACGATGCTCCCAATAACAATATAGACTATGCAAACGCCACGCCCACAAACAAAAACTACACAGAAGCGTTGGTGACTCCTTGCGAATATTTGGCAGGAACAATCGTAACCGTTAAAGATGACGGAGTATTAACCACTAAAATGTGTGTCAAAGACGGTGGCACATACTCGTGGCGAAATCTCGTGGTTGATTTTGAATCGTAAGGAAGGAGCTAAAACATGGATAACGTATTAAGAGGATATCTCGTCAATCCCGAGGTGATCCGTGGCTTGTCGGCGTATGAGATTGCCGTGATCCACGGATTTGAGGGGACAGAGGAAGAGTGGCTTGCCTCTATCGGTAGCCCCGGCAGCGGCGGTACCAAGGTCGTGGTTGAGGGCGAGAGGCTTATTTTTTCGTAAGAGGGGGTGATTGAATGTCGGCTATCAAAGGGACATGGAAGATCAATAGCGTTGGTGATGTTACCGGCGTTATTGAGCAAGAGGTAAATTGTACAAGCGGTGGCGTATCGTTCAAGCGTATCCAAGTATTTACCGGTTATGTTGCTCTGCATCATGACGATAGTGCGGCGGTTTACATGGTTTTCAATAACGGCGTGTTGGATGAAACCTACCAAAACCTTGACTTTGGAGATACCGAGCAGGAAGTAACGGACGAGTTTTACGCCTGGCTCACGGCCAACGCCGAGCAAGTGGAAGAAACGGAACCCGAAGATCCAGGCACCGAAGATCCCGAAGATCCTGACACGGGGGACACGGGAGATACCGAGGGCGGTGACACAGAAGGCGGTGACACCGAGAGCGGTGATACGGAAACGGGCGGTAGCGGAGATACGGAAGGTGGGGACACCGATCCCGTAGAGCCGGAAAGCCCCGGCTTGTATATTTCCGAGATGGAGATGAAGGACGGCACGGTCTACGCCATTAAGGATGCCGAGGCGAGAGAAGCCATCCAGAAATTGAACGAAACGATTCCTCAACAGCTTGAAACAATTCAAGAGCAGCTTGACACCGATTTGGCGGCTATGAAGCAAGAGATTGACGAAGAGATCCCTGCCAAACTGGACGAGTTGAAAACGGAGATCGACACCGATTTGGTGGCGTTGAAAGAGGAAATCAACAACGATATTATCGGAGCATTGGAAGGTGATTACTGATGACATTAGCTGAATATTTGAAAGCCATTGCTGATGCGATCCGTTTTAAAAAGCAAAGCGTTCTTCTAATTAACGCACAGGATTTTGCTGCCGAAATTGAAGCCATTGAACCGCCTTATGATGAACTTGAAATCACCATGAACGGTGAGTACAATGTGGCAGACTATAAGCAAGCAAGTGTTCACATAGAAAATATTTATGAAGAACAACTCAAAATGCTTTATGAAGGCAATGGTCGTAACGGGGATATGTTCATACCAGACGGTGTAACGGTAATAAAATCAAACATTCCTGCGAGCATTGAACGCCTTTACATTCCTGCGAGTGTTACTTCTTATTACGCCAATAATGTAGATTTTTTGGGACGGGCTCCAGTTGAATGTTATTGCGCTAGAACGTTCGAAGACCATTTTTATAATGGTCTGAATAATATTTACCAATTTGGTCAAACCGTTTATTTTTTGGATGCCAATGGTGAATATGAATCCACCACATTCAAAGATACCTTGGTAATACCCGATGGCGTTGAAGACATGTCTAAATACGGTAGCAAGATTATGGGGTTTCAATCGAAACACGTTATTTTACCCGATAGTGTGAAAGTTCTTTACTTAACCATGTATTTTTTGGAAGATTTGCCCTCGCTTGATGGAATTGAGAAAATACAGAATTTAACTGTGCCAGCCACTATTAACACACTATTCATCCCGGAATCGGTAACCAATATCTACACTATGAGTGGTCACGCTAACCTAATCATAAGATTCGTTAGTGAAACACCTCCCAGTGGAAACGACATTTCTCACTCAAATTATAAAAAAATGATCTGTCCCAAGGGAACGCTTGACGCTTATAAAACTCGTTTTGTTTATGCCTTCAACAACAACAAACTGGTTGAGGAAATGGATCTCTTTGTAAACGTGTCCGCTGACATTATCAACAACGAATCCGTTACGTATTCGATTGACGGTGCGGAACCGTCTGTGTTTACTGGTCACATCGGCGAAGAAAACGTTGGCTTTATCACGCTGACAAATAATAGCGGAAAAACCTTGAATTTCGGAACCACCAATGGTGGGACAGAAATCGGCTCCATTGCGGACGGTGGTTCTATCACCTACACCTTTGATGGTGATACTGCCGCATATTTGACTCTTTCTTGATTCCGTTAAACCACAACAAAAAAACCATTATAGGGCATCTTCGGATGCCCTTTTCTAATAGAGAGGGGTGATGATATGACTCTACTTGAAATGAAGAAGAAAGTGTTAGGACTTATCGAAGAGTTAAATCCCGACAGCGACCTTTTGACGGATGATCCCGATATTGCTACCAAAATCAACGAGGTTATCAATCAGGTAATGTATGAGCTTGCGAGAATCAAGAAGATTCCCAAGTACGTTGAAATGGAAGTGAACGAGGGCGATATGCTCACCTTTGCGGAGATCGAGGAAGCGTGTGGCTATGAGGTCTATCAGCTTGGCACGGTTGGCGGTGTGCGGTATTCTCCCAAGGCAAACGGGACGGTTCTCAAGATCCTGGAGAGCGGCATTGCAGAGGTGGATTGCTACGTTTATCCCGAGCGAATCACCGAGAAAACCAAGGACAAGGCGTATGAGTTTGAGTTGACCACGGATGTGCTTGAGATCATGCCATACGGCATTGCCGGAGATCTGCTCAAGAGTGATGTGTCGGCAGAGTACGGAAACGTATATTCCACAAGATATGAGGCCATGAAGCAGATGCTTGATCCCAGGTATCAGCATACATCGGTTTACATCGAAGGGGGCATTAACGTATGAGCGAAACGGGAGATCTGATTTCCAGGGTCTATAGCAATTTCCGTGGCGTAGATTTCCGGGGCGAAGAGATCAACCTACGCCGAAGCCCCGACAGCTTGAACGTATGGAAGGACTATCGACACACCGAAAGCATTAGAACACGCCCAGGCATGGAGTTGAAGGTGGACTTTGACGATGCCGTGTATGGTGTGTTCTTTTTCAATGGCGTTATGTTGGTGCATAGCGGCACAACGCTCTACAAGGTAGCAGGAAGCACCAAAACTGTGTTGTTTACGGGCTTGAAGGCGGCTATCAGCAACGCCTTTGTATATGAGAATCTTTGGTACTTCAAGGACGGCAAGCATTACCTACAGTACGATGGCACGACCATCAAAGCGGTGGAAGGCTACGTTCCTACCACATCCATTGGCCGAAAGCCTGCCGGTGGCGGTCAGATCCATGAGGATATCAATATGCTCTCCGACATACGGATCAACACCTTCCTTGGGGATGGAGAGAGTACCGACTTTTACCTGGATGCCCCAAGCATTGACACGGATTACCCGGTGAAGGTCTCTGTTGAGGGCGTTGATGCCGAATATAAAGAGGGAGACGATTTTGAGGTTGACTACGAAAAGGGCATGATCTCTTTTAACGAAGAACCGCCTTCTCCTGCGACCGATGGCCAGGACAACGTGACCATTGAGTTTAAGAAGAAAGTGAGTGGCTACCGGGAGCGCATTTTAGAGTGTACATTGCTCCAGGTGTTCGACAACCGAGTATTCTTTAGCGGCAATCCCAAATATCCCAACTGGGTGTGGCATTGCAGCCTGGACGATCCTTCCTATTGTAGCGACCTGGACTATTACAAAGAGGGGCTTGATTCCGCACCCGTAAGAGGTCTTGTAGCCGGTAACAACGTGCTGTGGGTGTTCCGTGAGCCTTCGGATGCCAATACTACGGTGTTCTATCACACGCCTACCATTGACAGCGACTACGGCAAGATCTATCCTTCGCAACATTCCAGTATCACTACGGGATGCATTGGCAAAGCGATCAACTTTAACGATGATATCATCTTCTTTAGTGAGAGAGGCATGGAAGGCATTAGCGGTGATATTACCACCGAGCAAGCGGTAGCGCATCGAAGCTCCCTTGTTGACCGCAAGATGATTGCCGAGTCTAACTACAAGAACATGATCCTTGAGGAATGGGAAGGCTATCTGTTTGTGTTCATTGGTAACAAGGCCTATCTTGCCGACTCAAGAGCAATGCTTACCAACGAGGGACACGCCGAGTATGAGTGGTTCTATTGGGATCTTGGAAAGAAGGTAACCTGCGCCAGGGTGAACAATGGCGTTCTCTATCTTGGCACCGAGGACGGCATCTACACGCTTACCGACATGACGAGCGACATTGAGAGCTATTGGGTAACACCGAAGGATAAATTCAAATCCCCTCACAAGCTGAAAACCACCAACAAACGAGGCTGTGTTGTGGAAGCAACCGGAGATATTTCCTTGTATGCAAAGATCGAGGACACGGGCTTTGAATTGATCGGGACATACGAAAATATCACGGACTATTTTGTGAGCAGAATCAAGCGGAAGAAGTGGAAGGACATTCAACTGAAATTCTACTCAAACAAGAGATTCAGCCTTGAAACCGCCACCTTGGAATGTTTCATTGGTGGCTATATCAAGAGATAGGGGGGAGATAAATGGCAACGATCAAATCAGGATATCAAGTTGATCCCAATGACGAGAGGCTCTTGGATGCAAAAGCCGAGGGCGAGGCAATCTTAACAGATTACGAAGCGAACATGGAGAATGCCATTACGGCAAACGACAAAGCGAAGGATAGTGCGCTTGCTGAGATTGGCGTGGATGCAAACGGAAACGTGACGAAGGGTTCGGCAACAGAGGCATTGATAAATGCACAGAATGCGCAGACCGAATTTGCTATTGAGAAGATCGAGCAACAGAAGGGGCAAGCAAAAGCCGACTACATCAAAGAGCAATCGGGTGCATATAAGGATTGGCAGAAGCAGAGCAATCCGTATGGCGTAAACGCCGAGCAGATGGCGGCTCAAGGGATGCAAAACACGGGCTTTTCCGAAAGTTCGCAAGTCGCAAAGTATAACCAATACCAAGCACGTGTCACGGCGGCAAGAGAGTCGTATGTGAAGATTATTCAGGACTACGATAACGGCATGACACAAGCAAGGTTGCAAAACAATTCCGCATTGGCACAAATTGTTGCCGATGCTATGGAGAAACGGCTTGAGATCGTGACACAATTTGCGATGAAGAATCAGGAATTGCTCACTACAAAAGCGCAACAAGTGGCATCCATCAAGCAACAGAATTACCAAAACTATATGTCTGTTTACAATCAGCTTATGGAAGAGAACAAACTTGCAGAAGAGATCAGACAGTACAACGAGACGATGGCTTTCCAAAGAGAGCAGTTCAATTGGCAGAAGGCGCAAGCGGCTAAAGCTTCAAGCGGTGGTTCTTCAAGCGGTTCGAGCGGCCGTTCCAGTAGCCAAAATACCGCCAAAAGCGGTGGAAGAGGCTCAAGCAAATCCACAAAAGTATCCGGGGCTAAAAAGCTTGCTCAATATATCGCAAGCAAAGCGAACAAAAAGAACAATAAGAACAATACACCTACCCCTGATATGGCAAGTGTATTGGCCTTGGGATATGGGCCGATTAGTGCCTCAAGGTTGAATTCGTTGATTAGTCAAGGGCTTGTTGAAGAATACGTAGACAACGGAAAACTGAAATATCGCAGATCAGGCATTGCCAAAAAGGGCGGCACGTATTTGAGGTGATAATATGGGCTTTAGTGATGAATATTTGAAACTCCGTAAAAAGCGACTTGAGGGCGAGGAACAAAACGCAACCAAAGAAGAGTTGGAAAGCCCCCGTTTGTTAGAGCCGAGGCTACCACTCATTCGGGATGATGATATTGCCCCGGTGAAACAGACAACCAATAAATCTTCCACTACCAAGAAAGAGTCAACCGAGCGCAAATGGTTTCAAAAGGGTGCTTTTGAGGACGGGTATCAGTTTGGCGATATTGTAAAATCCATTACAAGCACCGGGCAAGACCTGGAAGAGAACGTGATGGCCGGAATTCTCGGCATTGGCGAGAGTGTTGTTGATGCCGGTGCATATCTTGTTGGTGGCGTAGGTGGCTTGTTCTCGGACAAATTCAAGGACAAAACGCAAGAGTTTATTGCGAAGGACTTGTATGACGAGAAAGAGGTTGCCAAAAAGATTGTTGGCGCACGGAACATCGCAAGCCTTTGGACGGACACCGACAAAGACAGTTTGATTGGTGAAGTGACCGAGGGCTTGGCGCAATCCGGCGGTCAATTGCTTGGTACGATGGCTCTGCAATCTGTTGGTGTTCCTTGGTTTGTTACATCGGGTGTAACGAGCTTTGGTAGCGAGGTTGAAAACGCCTCTAATCAAGGTGCTACATACGGAGAAGCAGGATGGAGTGCGGCGGTTACCGCAGGAGCGGAGATCCTTACCGAAAAGATTTTTGGCGGTAGTGGATTGGGAGAAAAGGGCTTAATCAACCTTGATGCTTTGACCAGAGGCCTTTCGGGTAAGGCTTTGAAGGTTGCTGCCGATTATGGCTTGGATGTCGTAGGCGAGGGATTGGAAGAGGTTGGATCACAATTTCTCAGCAACCTTGGCACATCTCTTTACAGAGAAGAAAATCTCAAAGATATTCTGTTTAGCGAAGAAGCCCTTGACCAATACCTTGAATCGTTTATCGGCGGTGCCGCTCTTGGTGGCTTGGCAAACGTAGGCAAGGTGGGGAAATCTGTTTCGACTTTAACGGACTACCGCACGGGGCTTAACGGGAACGAGCAGAAGGTTTTCGATAAGGTCTACGAGGATCGTGTTGCAGAAGCAGAGCAAGGCGGCAAGAAGCTGACAACCAAAGAGAAGAACAAGATCTATGACGAGGTAATGAAGGATCTTGAGAGGGGCTACATCGACACGGACACCATCGAAGAGGTTCTTGGCGGTGAAGATTATCAATCCTATCGAGATACCATTGACAGCGAGGATGCGCTTCAAAAGGAATTTGACGAGCTTGGAAATCTGAAGAAGAGCGACTTTACGGCAAAGCAAGATGATCGGTACAACGAGCTGAAGCAGATGCTTGCCGAAATGAAGGCCGGAAACACCCGTAATCAACTCAAGACGGAGTTGAGCGAGAAGGTCTTTGGGCTGACCAAGGGTAGCAAACTTTCCGAGAGCTACAACGAGAAGGCAAGACGAAACCAGGCGTTTGAGATTGACTTGTCCAAGTATGAAGGAAAAACCAAAGAGATCCTTAAAAACATCATGGACAAGAGGTTGGTCGACAACACAAGGTCGGCACATGAGTTTTGGGAGTATGCGGCAAAATCTGTTGCGGAAAGAGGTGGAAACCTTGTCCCAACAACCACCGAAGAAATCCTTGATATGGCAAGGAAGAAGTACGGTGACGAGTATGTCGAGAAAAACTTCAAGGGCAAGAGACCGAATGCCTTTGTTTTGGACGATGGTACAATTGCAATCAACGTAAAATCCCCCAATTCCCGTATGTTCTTGCTTGGGCATGAGATCACTCATACTGTTGAGAAAGCCGGAAACTATGAAAAACTTGCGAATTTGTTGCTTGCCTATGACAAATCCAAGACAACGGAAGCCAACCAAAAGAGTGGACAGAAAGCCACCGAGGATCTGTACGAAGGTATCAAGGGTGCAGAAGCGGACAAGGAGTACATTGCCGACCTTGTAGGCAAGTACATCTACGAGGATGTCGACTTTGTACATCATTTGTCCACGGCAGACCGAAACCTTTTCCAAAAGATTTGGGACGAGATCAAGTACCTTTACAACATGGCAACGGCAGGAAGCCGAGAGAAGAGAGATCTGTTGAGGATCAAACAAGAGTTTGAGAAGGCTTATCGTGAGAGCGGAGCAAAATCTTCCGAGACGGCAGCAACGGGTGAAACCAAGTATTCCCTCTCCGAGGATGCCCAAAAATCCGATGCCGACTATCTTGATGCCGTTAACCGTGGTGACACAAACACGGCACAAAAGATGGTTGACGAGGCGGCAAGAGGGGCTGGCTACAATTACCGTGGCGATCACAGAGCCAAAACGGATTTCACCGTTTTTGACCGCAATAGGATTGGTACGGGCGCAGGCTTGCAGTTTGGCGATGGTTTCTATATTTCTCTTGACATTAAGGACAAGGCTACCGCAGACTATGCTGATTCTGCTTATGGGAAAGTAAAGATGGATTTGTATGTGAAAATGCAATCCCCGTTGGAACTTGGCAATCCTATAAGTGATGAAACGGTTGCAAAAATGGCCAAAGACTTGATGTGGTTCGGAGATGATTCGTCTGTAAAGTATGGCGTTATGCCCGAAACTGTACAGAAGCAACTAACATTAGGTGATAATTACGAGCAGATGGAAGCTATTCGTTGGCTTGCACAGGAAAACGGCATGAAGATTTCCGAACTCCTCAAAGAGTACGGATTTGATGGCGTTATCAGTGAAAACGAGTACGTTACGCAAGCGGTTGTGTGGGACGAGAATCAACTTAAATCCGCCGATGCCATCACCTACGATGACAACGGCAACGTTATCCCTTTGTCGCAGAGGTTCAATGCAGAGAACAACGATATCCGTTATTCTCTCTCCGACTCTGACGGCAAGCAGCTTACGAAGGAGCAGAGCGAATACTTCAAGGATTCCAAGATGCGTGATGACAACGGCAATCTCAAGGTCATGTATCACGGCTCACAGGATGCAGGATTCCATGTGTTCGATCCGGCACACTCTGACGATGAAACAAGCCTTTTCTTTGTAGACCGAAACGATGTAGCTGCTTCTTATAGCGGAACAACGGAAACCTACGAAGCGCAGACGATTCACACCGCCGAGGATATGAATAACTTCATTGAGAAGATCGGTGCAGAGGGCTATGAGGTTGTTGAGGAAAACGGCAAATTCACTCTCCTTTATGAGGGTGACAGAGTAGCCGACAGCAACACGGCGAAGGGGATCTATGAGGAATTTTGTTGGTACGAAGGCGTAGGCGAAGGTGATGCCAATTACAAGGTATATCTGAACCTTACCAATCCGCTTGAGGTTGATGCCGAGGGGCGCAATTGGAACAACGTATCAAGAGAGTTTTCGCAAGAGTTGGCAGACAGATACAATTCCTTGACCGAAGAGGAAAAGGATGCGTTGGTGAACCTGGCCTCTTGGGAAGATATCGGTATATTCCGTGACGAATTGAGGCAAGCATTGGCAGACACCGAAACGGGAACACCCGGATCGTATGATGTTGACTTTGCAAGAAATGTTCGTAGCGCATATGAAAAGCTTGGCGGTAACAAGGTTAATATGTACGACTTGTTCACTATTGCTTCCGATGGCTTCTCCGCAGAATCTATCAATCAGTTTGCTGTAAAGCAGATGAATACAAGGGATTATGCGCAGAGAGCCAAGGAACAAGGCTATGACGGTGTAATCTTCAAGAACATTGTAGATGTTGGTGGTTATTCCAACGGAAGCGAGGGCGCATCCACAGTAGCGATTGCCTTTGACTCCAATCAGGTCAAGTCGGTTGCGAACGATAAGCCTACCATGAATGCAGATATTCGGTATTCGTTGAGTGAGGATAGCGACAATGTTGTATCCTTGGGTGAAGATGCTGTAACCAAATACAGCCTTTCCACTTGGACTCCCGAAACGCAAGAGAAGGTTAGGGACAATCTGATCAAGGCAGGGTATGAATCCGACAGAGTTGACAAGTGGATCAGAGACACAAATGGCGTTGCTTCCGTTATTGCCGCAGACAGAGATAGGCTTGACTTTAAAGCCGCCGACAATCAGGTGATGCTGAAGGACAATCAAGAGTACATCAAGACCTTGGATGCTTCTACGTTGTGCGCAAAGCGACTTGTCTATCAAGGAACATTCGATGCCATTCAGCACAGAATGCCCAACACCATGCTCTCTTCCGATGACCTTATCGACCTTCTGAATATGATGAAGGAACACGGCGTACAAACGCCTTGTGGCGTGTGCTATGTTGAGAGCCGAAGAAGGCATCTTGGCAAGTTCGCACAAGATTGGCTGAACAGTTACAACGGCGAGTACAAGCCGAATTTGGATGAGGTCACCACGTCCGATGGGTTGGAAGCACTCCGCAAGAGCCATCCACAGACCTATCAAGATTTTGTGGATGCGATGAACAAAAAAGGCTCTTCTAATCCCAAAGTGGTGCAATTGCGTACCGAGTACCGCAACGAGATCATGTCGCTGACTCCTGCACAGGTTCGTAAAATCGAAGCCATCGGTGGGCTTCGTGTGCAGAGCTTTTCAGACTTTGAAACTCCGCATATGCTTGACATGATGCAAGCGGTGATGGATATGTCCGCAAAGGGATTGCACTCCCAGGCTTACACGAAGGTTCCTAACTTTGCATGGGTGTTCGGTGACACGGGAATCAAAATCAATCTTTCTCTGATTGCGGAAGGCAACGGCTTTGATGCGGACGGAAACCTTGCATTTAGCTCCACCGAAGGTATGGACATTGACGAAGCCATGAGGTTGAGAGATGCCTACTCTCACAATGTCGGCACAATCATTGTTGGTGCAAACGATAAGCACATCCTTGCTTGTATGGCAGATGATCGCATCGACTTTATCATTCCATTCCACCGAAGCGGTTGGGGAATGAGAGAGCTTGACATGATGGGCATGAGTTCCTATACGGATTATTCCTATGGTCAAAATGAACACGATCTCAACAAGCCGACCAAAGTGGTGAATGGTGTTCAGCAGTATGCCGGATTGGAAAATCTGTATCCCATCGACTATTGGGACTATTCTCTTACTGGCAAAGAGAACGCAGAGCGGTATCTGAATCTGTGTGCCAAGACCGGGCGAGAGCCGAAGTTCAGCAAGTTCCTTGTTAACAACGGAGATGGCAGTTATAGCCTTCAGCCCGATGGCTCTACCGATGGATATTGGAAAACTCTTATTGACTTCAAGATGTATGACAACGATGGCATAGGTGCGGCACAACAGACGGTACAGCCAAACTTCAACATGGCCGAAGCATACAGAGTGTTGAATGAGTATGAAGGCGGTGCAAACACACTTCCCGTTGCAAACGATGTTGTCGAAGAATTTGTTGCGAAATACCAATCCTACGAAGAGCTTGCACCGGCGATGTCTCTCTCTTGGGAGAACGAAGCTCCCGTTCGCTTGAGAGGCGATGTGCCGATGTCGGATATGCGCCTTGAGACCGAGAACGTTGCACCTGTTCAAGAGGATGTTGCAAAAATTGCAAAGACCACTCCAACCGTTTCCAAAATGGAACAAGTTGAGGACTATGCGCCTATCTCCGAGGAAGAAGCGAATGCCTTGCAGAGTGAGCGTGTTGAAAGCCTTGACGATGCGGATGCTCCCCCGGAGATGGAAGCACCGTACTACGGAGAGAGTGAAGATGCTGCACCGGCAGATCCTTTTGAACATCGGGACATAAAGGAAGTTGGCAATCGAAAAGTCAAAGCCTATATGTATGAGAATCCCGAAGTGAAGCCCTTCTTCCAAAAGGAAGCCAATATCATGTTGGGAGAGCTTGGTAGAACCACAAAGGGCGAGAGATTTTATACTGCTGTTGAAGGTGGTGTACCTGGGGAATACGGTGCTGAAAGTTACGGCGTTTGGACTGGAACATCACGACATACTTCGCCGGATATCGAATACTTGCTTGATTCGTTGGGCTATTCCTACGCCGAGATTGAAAAGGGCTTGAACGCCATTATCGAGGATGACGGAGCAGAGAACAACGCTTGCTCCAAGCGCATTGAATTCCTCTTGAATGACCGACTCTTGAACGGTTATCAAGACGAACAAGGCTATCCGATCCCTGCCGACCAGGACTATATCAATCTGTTAAACGAGAAGCAGATTACCGAGTATAGCGATGAAGCACGGAAGCAATTTTTCGAAGTGGCTGACGAATATGATCCCCTGGCAGACGATGATATTGCTCCCGTTGCGGAAGCATACGAAGCAATCAAGCCGAAGAAGGAAACGAGCAACGAGCCGAGGATGAAAAGGGTTAAAGAGGGAGAACCTTCTGCCACCTATGAAACGGCGAAGAAAGAGCAAGTCAAAGGTCAACGGACGATGTTTGCCGAGGGCAAGACCGCAGAAATCTTGACCGAAGAGCCGAAAACCGACAAGAAAAAGAGTGGCTTGTGGTCTATGCTCAAAAACAATGTGATTGACAAGGGCATGGTATTTGAGGACTTGGCTTTGGAAACGGGCAACCGAGAATTGCAAGCAAGGTGGAATTCTATCCGATATGCCGAGGGAAAGGCACAGAAACTTATTGGCGAAGGCAATGCAAGCGTAAGCTCCTTGAAATCCATTCAAGAAACGGTTGAAAATAGCGGAAAGACAAAGCAATTCTATGAATATCTGTACCACAAGCACAATGTTGATAGAATGAGCCTGGAAGCAAAAGCCGGTTTGACAATTGGTGGCTTGAGAAGCAAATTTGGGCATCTAAAGGATGCACAGATCAAAGCAATCGCCACAAAGGAGATCACCGATAAAACCACAGAGAAAACGGCGCAAACAATCCTTGAAGCACGGGAGTATTTGCGTGCTATTGAAACCAAAAACAAGCCAGTTTTTGGTGATTCTGTGACGGCAGAGGTATCACAAGAAACCGCCGACAGACTTGAGAAAGCCAATCCCGAATTCAAAGAGTATGCGCAAGAAGTGTACGACTACATGAATTACTTGCGTGAAATGCTTGTTGATAGCGGTGTTATTTCAAGCGACACGGCAAAGTTGTGGTCTGAAATGTACCCACATTATGTGCCAATCCGCAGAGATGGACAAACCGGGCTGAATATCAATGTTCCGCTTGATACCGGAAAGACGGGCGTAAACGCACCTATCAAGAGGGCTACGGGCGGTAACAGCGATATTCTTCCTCTGTTCGATACGATGGCATTGAGAACGGAGCAAACCTACAAGGCAATTGCGAAGAACCGCTTTGGCGTGGAGCTGAAGAACACCTTGGGTACTACCATTGCAGACGAGGCAACGAGCCTTGATGATGCAATTGATAGTGTGGAAACACAAGACGGGCTTTTGCAAGAAGGCAAAAACGGCAAGAATCCTACATTTACGGTATTTGAGAATGGCAAAAAAGTCACTTTTGAAATTACCGAGGAAATGTACGATGCTATTAAACCTACAAGCAAGGGGCTTTCTTACACCAACAAGGTGGCAAATACTATTGGCAATGTCTTTAGAGGTCTGTTGACGGAATACAATCCCGTATTCATGACAACAAACGCCATTAAGGATGCCCAGGATATTCTGATCAACTCCCAACATGCTAAAAAGACATACGCAAAAATTCCCGAAGCAATCAGGCAGATGTCAACGGGGGGGCATTGGTACAAAGAATACCTGGAAAACGGCGGTGATCAGAACACCTACTTTGACAATCATACCAACACTTTCAAGGCAGAGGACGATGGCATTAAGAAACTGATTGGAATGCCTTTAAGGGGTATCAGTTTTCTCAATAATACCATCGAGAAAGTGCCGAGACTTGCGGAGTATATTGCAAGCCGAGAATCCGGCGCAAGTATTGATGTTGCCATGTTGGATGCGGCGAGAGTGACAACCAACTTTGCCGCCGGTGGTGATGTAACGAAATTCTTTAACCGGAACGGCTTTAACTTCCTTAACGCTTCCATGCAAGGTGCTGTGCAACAAGTGCGAAACGTGAGAGAAGCCAAAGCCAACGGCCTCAAGGGATGGACACAACTTGCTACCAAGTTTGCCATTGCCGGAATCCCGGCGTTGATCCTGAACAATCTGCTTTGGGATGATGACGAGGAATACGAAGAGTTGTCCGACTATGTAAAGCAAAATTATTATGTAGTCGCAAAATTTGGTGATGGTAAGTTTGTCAGAATCCCCAAGGGAAGAACGCTTGCGGTTATTCAAAACGCATTAGAGCAAACGATGAACGCTTTGACGGGAGATGACGAGGTTGACTTGCAGAGCTTCTTTGAGCTTGCCATTTCCAACCTTGCGCCCAACAATCCGCTTGAGAACAATATCCTTGCGCCGATCATGCAAGTGGCTAACAACGAAACATGGCACGGAGAGGATCTTGTTCCTACAAGATTGCAAGACTTGCCGGAAGCTGAACAGTTTGACGAAAGCACGGATGCGTTGAGCAAATGGCTTGGCGAAAAACTGGAATATAGCTGGCTTGGCGAAAAACTGGATTTTAGCCCGTACAAAATCAATTACTTGCTCAATCAGTATAGTGGCGGTCTTGGTGATGTGGTATTGCCTATGCTTACTCCCGAAGCGGAAAGCGGTGATAACTCCCTTGTTGGAAACATCATTGCACCGCTCAAGGACAAATTCACTACTGATAGCGTGATGAACAATCAGAATGTGTCCGACTTCTATGATACCTTGGACGAGCTTGCCAAGAACGCCAATAGCAGCTATGCAACGGACGAGGATGTGTTGAAATACAAATACATGAACTCCGTTAGATCCGAATTGTCTGCTCTGTATAAAGAGAAGCGAGAGATCCAAAACAGCGACCTTCCTAACGATGAAAAGTATTTGCAGGCTCGTGAGATTCAAGAGCAAATCAACGCCCTTGCAAGAGATAGTTTGAACACCGTCATGGGGCCGAGTGTGGATGATGGCTATGCTACTGTCGGGGATCTTCATTTCAGAACGAACTCTGATGGCGAGTGGCAGAAGATTACCGAAAAGCAATATGACAAGCAGGAAGATGTAACGGAAGAGCTTGGCATTGATCCGTCAGAATATTGGGATGACAAGAGCGAGTATGACTTTGCCTATGAATATCCCGAAAAGTACGAGTTTTTGAACAACAACGGCGTTACCTACGATGATTACAAGAATGGTAGCGAGGAATTCAAGGAGGCGTACTCTTGGGCGTTCAAGAATCCCGAAAAATTCACGGTGTCAAAAGCGGTTGCAAGTGATGTTGTTGAATATCGTAGGTACGCAAGCGAGTTGTACGATATCAAGGCAGATAAGGATAGCGAAGGAAAATCCATTACCGGCAGCCGAAAGGAAAAGGTTATTGCTTATGTCAATAATCTCGATATTGATTACGGCGCAAGGCTGATTCTGTTCAAGAACGAGTACAAAGCCGATGACACCTACAACATGGACATTATCAACTATCTGAACGGTAGAACCGATATTTCCTACGAAGAAATGGAAACCATCTTGAAGGAGTTGGGCTTTGAGGTTGATTCTGAAGGCAATATCACCTGGGAGGAGTAAAGCTATGAGAAAACAAGACAAGCAAGGCGCAAGAACTGTTGCGGAACTGAACCGCAGATACAACGTGAAAAAAGGCGTTTCCCAGGCTATGGGAGCGGCAACCGAGGCAGAGAGATCTGCCAAGGTTGCTTCCCAAGCTGCAAGCGAGGCTCAACAAGGCTTGACCGACAAGGTGGGCAAGAAGGACTATGACACCGTGGTGGAAATGTTGAACAAATCCAACGCTATCGTCAAACTACTTGCCAACCGCATTGTGATCGAAAGCAACAACTTTTCGATTACAGAGGAAGGCGAGGTAACCGTTAAGACTTCAAAATACAATGGTATTTTAACCAAAACGGCAGAGTTAAAAGATGGCATTATCGCCCTTGAGCCTGATTACACCATAACGAGCGAAGGTGAAAATATCACTTTTGAGTTGTTGCGGTTTAAGTATGGGAGTTATACCTACGGCTTGTATTTGCACGCAACTTGGGTAGAGGACTCGACATCCGATACGGGATTGCGCCTTGATTTCCTCAATTTCAACATTGGCTTAATTGAAGAATAACAGAAAGGATTTATTTGATATGTCGGAAACTATCATCGTAGCTATTTTGTCCTTCGTGGGGACTCTTGTCGGCACCTTCGGCGGTATTCTCACGGGGACGAAACTCACAAACTTTCGAATTGAACAGCTTGAGAAAAAGGTAGAAAAACACAATCACGTTATTGAGCGTGTTTACAACCTTGAAAAGCACGAAGCTGTTGTTGACGAGGAAATCAAGGTTGCCAATCACAGAATTGACGATCTTGAATCATATCACAAATAAAGAAAGAAGGTAAAAAATCATGACAAAATGGATCAGACTTATTGCTATGGCTTTGGCTATCGTTGCTACCGTTGTTATCCAGCTTCTTCCCGGTGCTAACGCATCTGCGGAATGGGTGAGCCTTATTTCCGTATTTGCGCTTGCTGCTTGGAACGCCTGGAAGAACAATGACTTCACTTTTGCGGCGAAGGTCGGCACCAAGGTAATGAACGCCATCAAAGACGGAAAGATCACAGAGGACGAGGTAAAGGATTTCCTCAAGACGAAGGATGAATAATTAAATTTAAGGGGCTGTTTTCGGACAGCCCCTTTTTCTTTTTTTTGAAAGTATAGTATCAATCTTTTCCAACTAAAATTGATTTTTGGCACATTTTGTTTCAATTTTCATATCTAAAGGAGTGTTTTTAATGATTAAAGCATATTCGAAGAAAAAGGATGGAAACAAAAAACTATCTGCTAACTTTAGAGTGAAGGAGTTTGCTTGCACAGATGGCACCGATCCTATCTTCATTGATACCGACTTGGTGAATGTATTGCAGAAGATCCGCAACCACTTTGGGAAATCCGTGACCATTACATCTGCATATCGTACACCAGGAAAGAATAAGGCGGTTGGTGGTACGGCCTATTCCCAACATCTTTACGGCAAAGCCGCCGACATCAAGGTGAAGGGAGTTGCACCAAAAACAGTAGCGACATATGCAAACAAGCTCATGCCGAAAAGCGGTGGCATTGGAACGTATAAGACATTTACCCATATTGATGTTCGCTCTACAAAATCTCGTTGGAACGGATAACAAAAGGGACGGGCATTGAGCTCGTCCCTTCTTTTTTATTTGTCCTTGATTACATCAAGCAATTCGCTGATGGTGTAAGCCTTGAGCATCAAAGAAAGGCGTTGCGCATTATCTGTTGCTTGGTCGTGCAAGTCAATCGCCTCGTTCATCTCTGCCTCAAGATAGGCAATGATTTCTTCTGCGGTTTTCATGTTCTCACCACCTTTTTGAACATTGTACTTATCACATAGCACCGAACGGAGCATAATGAAAAGTACAATGAATTAGTTAAAAAAATATAATGCTCTCTGGAACAATCTTTTTGTGGTCATCAATGGCAAACTCCTTTATAAAGGAACGCCAAAACGCCTTCTTGTTTTCCTTCGTGAGACTTTCGTAGATTGCTCTGTAATCGGTCTCCAATATTCCTTTTATCGCATCAAGGTCTTTCTTCTGCGGTGCTTCTGTCACATCAAGGCTTTTCAATTTCTTTTCCAGTTTGAAATACTCGGTATCGTATTCCGCTTCCTCTATTCTCCCCTTCCTGAACATCATATTCAGCCGATCCATTTCTGCCTTTAGTTTTTCCGCTCTGATTGCGTTATTGTTTCTCGGTTGGTTTTCCTCAATCGTTTCCACTCTCACCAATTCATTGGTTATATACTGCTCCAATTTGTCTAATAACTGTTTCTCGATCTTTCGTTCACTCACAGATTTTAAGAACTGGCATATTTTTCGTGTCCTGGCAGCGTTGCAACGATATACAAAAACCTCATATTTCTTGTTAACTTTCGTGAAGTTGCCTGAAAGGTTATTTCCGCAACAAGGGCATTTTATCAATCCGCTAAACAGAAACGTGTGATTTGGCGTACTGCTTACTCTTGAATTTCGTCTCATTATGTCTTGTATACGATCAAATCTCTCTTTGGTTATATACGGCTCAACATAGTCGGGCGTTCCCTTATACTCGCCATACAACAAAGTATCGGTCAAGAAATTGTTTAGTGTTGTCATTGTCATTTTCATGCCGTATTTGATATTGATATATCCCAACGTTGCGCCCTTGCTTTGGTGCTTCTCAAAGAAATCCAATATATCAAGTGTCATTTCCTCTTTTTCTTTATCCTTGACCAAATATCGGTTTCTTTTCTCTCCCGCAACCGTCCACGGAAACAGAAAGCAATGAGATCCCGTGACCACTTGCTTGTTCTTGATCCGCATCTTGTTGTTGAATATAATACGCTTGCTTGTCTTTTTGGCTTCGTATTCTGCCATTGTAAGATAGATATTGATTTTGAAAGCAGCATCGGGATCTTCGGGATCGAGGTCGCTTTCCTCAATGGATATCCATGTAACTCCGGCGTTCCGCAGCTGCTTTTGACATTCGTAATACTCTCCTACATTACGGAAGAAACGGTCAATACACTTAAATACAACAATATCAAATTTTCCTGCCTTTGCATCCTCTATGAGTTGTGCAAGGGCTTTTCTTTTGCTAATTTCAAGCGTTGCGCTTATCCCTTCGTCAACGTATTCTTCAACGGACACAAGCTCGTTTTCGGTGGCAAATTCGTCAATCAAATCAAGCTGATCTCCAATGGTATAGCCGTTCTTTTTCTGCTCGTCACTTGAACACCTCGCATACTTGGCTATTCTTATCACCCGATTCCTCTCTTGATACCTTAATAACTGTTTGTAGCTCCCGTACATTTGCATCACTCCTTTATGTTTATTCTTTGGTGCGGTGTGTTTTTTCAGCATCACCACCTTTCGGCAAAATTCTCAAAATTATTTTGATATAATCATAGTCGGTGGAAACATTTTCAGCTTGATGCCAAAATTGTCAGATAGTAAAATTAAATCAGAACATTTGTTCTTGCCCCGGATTTTGAAAGGAGAACTCCCACAATGAAAGAAGAATACATCCAATCCATCACCGAGCTATTAAAAAAATGCAATGACATTTCATTTCTTGACTTTATTCTTCGACTACTTCAAAAGCATCTAAAACAGCTTTAACCGCTTTTCTTTGCTCAAAACCAAGTTTAGAAAGAGTTTCCACCATTTCAAGCAATTCTATATCCTCAAACATTTTCAAGGTGATGTCAGCCATGACATCATTTTTCTTTTGAACTTCTTGCCATCCCATCAGATATTGCGGTGTTGTTTGCAACGCTTCCGCAATCGGCTCTAATATATCTAACGGTAAATTTTCGATAAAACCTTGCTCATATCTGTATATGGTGGAACGATCTTTACCAAGCCTCTTGCCAAGCTCATCCGCAGACATCCTCAATTCTTTTCGTCTTTGTTTGATTCTTTCTCCAATCTTCATTTTTTTCACCACGCTTTCTTTACCATATTATATAATATGAGTCGCACATTTGCAACAAACAAACTGTTAACAAATTGTAAATTGTCGCATAAAATGCAAAAAGAGTGTTGACATATGCGAAAATAGGTGCTATAATACAGACAGTCGCATGATATGCGACAATTTGAAATAAGTCATACAGAAAGGAGTATGAGAGATGAACATTCAAAAACTCAAGGCAAAGATTGTTGAGCAGGGACTCAACGTGGAGACGGTGGCCGAAAGAATAGGCGTTGACCGTTCTTCTTTGTATCGGAAGCTCAATAACTTTGAGAAAATCACCATTGGTGAAGCGATCCGAATGAAAGATGTTCTTGGAATGACCAACGAAGAAGCAAGCGAAATTTTTTTACTCTAAAAGTCGCATTATATGCGACAGATTGAAGGAGTGAACAATGAAAGAGCCGAATGGAAAAAGCCTCTTGAGAATGTTGATCGACTTATACGCAAGCCAAGAGCAAGTCAAAATTACATACCAAATTGAAGAAAAGGAGAAGAGGAAATGAGCATCTTTTTACAATGTCTTTTAGCAATGCTTTTGTGCATGGCTGTATGCATTCCGATTGCGACATTTTATGAAAAGGTGAAGAAGCAAATGGAAGCCGAGGAAAGCGAGGTTGAAGAATGAGTTGGAGTGGAGATCCGATACGGGACTTTGAACGCAGAGATAGAGAGCAACAGAGATGGTTGAATCGGCGGCCGAGATGTTCTTGCTGCGGTCACCATATTCAAGACGAGAATTGCTATTTAATCAATGACGAGTTTGTTTGTCCCGAATGCTTGAAGGAGCAATTTGAGAAACAGACGGAAGATTACATGGAATAAATTTTTTCAATATTCAAAAAAGGAAGTTCTTGTTGGAAGAATACAGAGAATGCACAAATTGTAGCGAAAAGATGTTTTCCGGCTATGTGATAGACGATGGAGAGGAATATTTTTGTGACGATGAATGCTTGCACGCTTGGTATTCGGAAGAAGAATATGACGAACTTTGCCAAGAGGACAGAGCCTATTGGACTACTTGGTGAAATATAAAAAATTAAGGAGTAAAACAAAATGAAAATCGAAGAAAGAAGCGTAGAAGTCATTATTGATGCCCTTGTTGGCAGAATCAAGTCCCTGGAATGCGATATTTGGTATCGTGACGAGAAGATCAAGGAACTCAAAGAAGAGTTGGAAAAGAAGGGAGATACCAATGGCAAACTTTGATACCGGAGTTGCGAGGTATATCAAGACAAGAGCGGTTGTTGAAGTCGGCTTCCCGGTAGATTGGAGAGGAAGTACGGAGATCGCTTGTAAGCATTGCAATTTTTTCGTAAGAGCAACGCAGAGATGCGGATTGACACAGCAAGTGGTGAATTTCCCGGAAAAGTTTGTCGGGGAGTGTTGCCCTCTTGAGATTGTAGAAGAAGGAGAAGAAAATGTGTAAATTCAGAGATTTAAGAGCGGACGAGATCGAGTGCCGTGTGCAGAGCGTAAAAGCAAACGGCTTGGTTCTGCTTCTGTATAAGGATGCCCGTGTTGACATGAACATCCTTGACGAAACCGTAGGATCTTCAAATTGGCAGAGAGAACACTATGAGTGCAAGGGAAATCTGTTCTGCCGTGTTGGAATTGATATCAATGGAGCAAAAGGACTTGGCGATCCTAAATGGGTGTTTAAATCCGATTGCGGAACGGAGAGTAATACCGAGGCGCAGAAGGGCGAAGCATCCGATAGCTTCAAGAGAGCTTGCTTCAATTGGGGTATTGGCAGAGAACTTTATACCGCACCGTTTACATGGATTCCTGCCGATAAGTGCAACATCACAAACGGCAAGTGCTATGACAAATTCGTGGTGGAGAAAATCATCATCGAGAGCAAGCGGATCACGGCTCTTGCTATCTACAATACAACCAAAGGCTGCCGTGCTTTTGTTTGGCAGGAGACGAAGAAATGAAAGTAACCGGGAAGATTATCGGTGCTAACATCGACTTTAAAACGGGCAAGCCCACCATCAGTTTTGAGGTCAACGAGAAGAGTGACTTTGCTCTTTTGGTGGATGAAATGAAGGAGCTTGAAAAGCTCTCAATTGAGGTAAAGCCCTTCCGTCAAAGACGGTCACTTGATGCCAATGCCTATTGTTGGGTTTTGATTGATAAACTATCAGAAAAATTGGGAGAATCCAAGGAAGCTATATATCGGCAATACATAACCAATATCGGTGGCAATTCCGAGATCGTATGTGTGCTAAATAAAGCCGTAGAGCGACTTTGCCAAGGATGGCGAAGGAATGGGATAGGTTGGCAGACACAGACCTTTGAGAGCCAAATTCGGGGCTGTACGAACGTGATCCTCTACTACGGATCGAGCGTATATGATTCGTCGCAGATGTCAAGATTGCTTGACCTTATCATTCAAGATTGCAAGCAGCTTGGTATCCCAACGGAAACGCCCAATCAGATTGCAGAGATGAAAGCAAGGTGGGGTGAGTGAATGGAAGAATGGCGAGACATTAAAGGATACGAAGGGCTGTATCAAATAAGCAATCACGGCAATGTTGTGAGCAAGGAACGAAGGGTGATAAACCACCGAAACGGCACAACGAGAATTGTCCGAGAAGCGGTAATGAATCCGTGGGATAACGGCAACGGATATTTAGTTGTGACCTTACGGAATAAACGGCACAGAAAAAATGTCTATGTTCATAGACTTGTTGCGGAAGCTTTTATCAAAAAGCAGGAAGGTAAATCGTATATCAATCATAAAGACTATGACAAGCACAACAATGCCGTTTCAAACCTTGAATGGTGTACCCAAAAGGAAAATATAGCGTACTCAAATTCACATTTGATGAAGCCAAAATCAAAGTGCCGCCCTTCTAATACCGGGGAGAAGTACATATCCAAAAGGATTTCCAACGGGAAGCACGTTCGTTATCGTGTGAACATAAGGCAGATGGCAATAGACAAGTGCTTTGAAACCTTTGAAGAAGCAATTCAATACAGAAACGAGGTGATGAAAAAATGGCAAAATCAATAATTCAAGAAGATAGAGAGCATTGCTTCCTTTGTGGAATGAACCGCAATCTTGAACCTTTGGATTGCCACCATTAGCAAGTATTCGGCGGAGCAAACCGAAGTAAATCCGAACAGTACGGATTAAAGGTGTATTTGCATCATAGCAAATGCCACATTTTTGGAGAGAATGCCGTTCATGTGAACGCATCTGTCAACAGACAAGTGCAATCCGTTGTACAAAAAAGAGCAATGCAACATTACGGATGGAGCATTGAAGATTTCCGAAACATTTTCGGACGAAATTATATTTAAATTTTAAGGAGAAAAAGAAAAATGGAAAACAAGTATTTTATCGTAAGAGCAGACAGAGCCGGTGTATTCTTTGGCAAGATTAAGGCGAGAAGCCATGACGAAGTAACCATGACCGATGTTCGCAAACTGTTTTATTGGGACGGTGCTTGCGCCGTGGAAGAACTTGCAATGAATGGTACGAAAAGACCGAACGCCTGCAAGTTTACTATCGAGATCCCCGAAATGGTTATTGCAGACCCGATTCAAGTTATTCCTTGCACGGATGAAGCGGTTAAGAGCATCAGCGAGGTAAAGGTATGGAAGTATTAAAAGAGGCAATCAAGCGTTTTTTGAGCGTTGATTCCGGCTACAGCTCCGGCTCCGGCTCCGGCTACGGCTCCGGCTACGGCTACGGCGACGGCGACGGCTACGGCGACGGCTCCGGCTACGGCTCCGGCTCCGGCTACGGCGACGGCGACGGCGACGGCGACGGCTACGGCGACGGCTCCGGCGACGGCTACGGCTCCGGCTACGGCTACGGCTCCGGCTACGGCTACGGCGACGGCGACGGCTACGGCGACGGCGACGGCGACGGCGACGGCTTAAAATCTATCAATGGTCAGACGGTCTACGAAATAGATAATATGCCCACCGTAATCGAAAGAGTCAAAGGAAACCTTGCAAAGGGCTATACCATTAACAATGATCTTACAACTACTCCTTGCTATATCGTGAAAGCAAGAAATCTTTTTGCGCATGGCGAAACCATCAAGGAAGCAGAAGAAGCGTTGCAGGAAAAGATTTTTGACAACATGGATACGGAAGAAAAGATTGGTGCTTTCTTGGAGAGATTTGATCTTGAAAGCAAGCACCCGGCAAAAGACTTTTACGAATGGCATCACAAGCTGACCGGCTCTTGCGAGTTTGGTAGAAAACAATTTGCAAAGAACCACGGCATTGACCTTGAAACACAATCTTACACCGTCAAGGAGTTTATCGAACTTACAAAGAACGATTTTGGCGGCGAAATTATAAAGCAATTAGAAGAAAGGATTCAATAATTATGGCAAACTTCAATATCAACAAAGTAATTCTTGGCGGTAGACTTACCGCAGATCCCGAACTCAAGCAGACTCCGAGTGGCGTTCCTGTGTTGTCCTTCTCCCTTGCGGTGAATCGCAGAACGGGGAAAGACCAGGAGCAGAAAACGGACTTTATCGAGTGCCAGGCATGGCGGCAGACGGCAGAGTTTATTTCCCGGTATTTCCGCAAGGGATCTTCCCTTTGCATCGTAGGCAACATCCAAAAGAGAAGCTGGAAGGATCAGCAGGGGAACAACCGCTACGCAACCGAGGTAGTTGTAGACGAGGCCATGTTTGTGGACAGCAAGAACGATTCCCAAGGCACGGCAGACCAAGCACCTGCCCCGGCATACAACGCACAGCAAACGCCGAATTTCGAGACGATAGACACAGATTCGGATGATCTGCCTTTCTGATAGGGGGTGACGGAAAATGATAGTTAAAGAGATTATTTGTGACCGCTGCGGTGCAAAGATCAAGGAAGAACACCCGGTGAGAATCAACATTGAAGAATATTCAACCGCCGCTTCTGTCAGCTATGGCGTGAAATGCAAAGGTTATAGATCGTCCCGAAAAATGCACTTTTGCAAGAAATGTGATGATGCCTTTATCAGATTTATTCAAGGCGGTGATAGCTGATGGCTGTCAACAGTAAACAAAAGGGCGCACGATTTGAAAGATTGCTTGCTTCCAAGTTTCGTGAATATGGCTATGAGCAAGCACGAAGAACCGCTCAATATTGCGGTAACACCGGGGATGCATCCGATGTGGTTGGTTTACCTGGCTTACATATCGAGGCAAAGCACCAAGAAACAATGCGTCTCTATGATTGGATGGCGCAAGCCAAGAGGGATGCGGAAGCAGGGGGCGAAAACCACCTTCCTGCCGTATTCCACAAGAAAAACAATGCTCCCATTCTCGTTACGATGGAGCTTGAGGATTTCATGAATCTGTATAGGGAGTGGGAAGCCGGATTTGCTTTAAAAGAAGGAGAAACACAATGAAAATCATGTTAGATAAGGGCGCATATATGCCCATCAGAGGACACAAGGACGATGCAGGACTTGATCTGCGGACACCGATTGCATTTGGCATCTTGCCTGGCGGTTCTGCCAAAATTGACACGGGAATCCATGTTGATATTGCACCTGGCCTTGTAGGTATGCTGAAAAGCAAGAGCGGATTGAACGTAAAATACGGCATCACAAGCGAGGGCGTTATTGATGCCGGGTACACCGGGAGCATCGTTGCCAAGCTCTACAATCACGGGAACGAGCCGGTACAATTTGAGGCCGGCGATAAAATCACGCAGCTTGTATTCCTTCCGGTATATATCCCGGACGAATTGGTTGTGGTTGAAGAATTTGAAAAGACCGAGCGTGGCAACGGCGGTTTTGGTAGCACCGGAAGATAGGGGGAATTATGATGGCACAGAAAATCACACAAACACAAGCGGTGCTTATGTACCTTGAAGAGAAAGGTAGCATCACCCACTTGGAAGCACAGAAGGAATTGGGCATCATGCGCTTGGCAAGTCGCATTGTAGACCTCAAGAAGATGGGCTATAAATTCAATTGCACCACAGAAAAGGTAGCAACGAGATACGGCGGTACCACACGGATCAAGAGGTATAGTTTGAGGGAAGAAGCATGAGAAATAGATTGATTGAATTATTAAGAACCATACCACCATCAAAAACGACAAACGTTGTCGGTAGGATGCAAGGGAAAAGATACACGCTTTTGAGCGAAGTTGCCGACTATCTTCTTGCAAACGGAGTGATCGTGCCGCCGTGTAAGATCGGAGATATGGTGTACATAATTGACGAGGGAGATGGGGAATGCGCCGATGATTATGTTCTTGGGGTAAAGGTATTGCAATTCTTTATAAACGAGAACGGTATTGCTCTTGACTTGAAACTTCCTCTCGGTATGAGGCTTAACACATGGGCGGTAATTGGAAAGAACGTATTCCTCACCAAAGAGGAAGCCGAGAAAGCTCTTGCGGAAAGGAGCAACCGATGAAACAAACTGAATTGAAGCCGTGTCCGTATTGCGGTGGAAAGGCGATTCTTGACGAGAAAACGGAGTGTTGGGGTCATGGTATGTATATCACCGAATATTATGTTAGATGCACCGAGTGTCATGCAAGAGGAAGATCGGAAGCCGAGTACGATATGAAACGTGAAGAGTGTATAAATAAATGCCAAGAAGCATGGAATAGGAGAGCAACCGATGAAAGAGCAGATTGAAAAGCAAGCAATCGAGGAAATGGCTTGCGATATGTGTACTGTCATTCTTAATTGCAATGAGCCATGTAAGCCTATACCGTCTTGTCACGCATACCAACACGCAAAAAAGGCTTATGCCAAAGGCTACCGCAAGCAGAGCAAGGGGGAGTGGGTAGCAAACAGACACATATCTGTGAGTAAAAGGAACAGAACTATACACTATGAAACATATAAATGCTCGGTATGCGGAACTTGGAACGGCAGACACAAGACTAATTTCTGCCCCAAATGCGGAGCGAAAATGAAAGGCGATGCGGAATGAAAATATATTGGTATATGGACGATCCTCGTTTTGAAGCAGGAACAGTCGCAGATATAGGTAACATTCGACTTTATATTCAAGTGACAGATAGAGCAAGAAACAACAAGTGGAAGTTGTATGTTTCAATTAGAACACGCAAAAAAGACGGTATTCGTGACGATTTGAAACAAAAGGTTTGTGTCGCACAATGGGATAGAAGTTTGTCATTGAAAGAAGTTCAACATAAGGCAGAAAGCTATTTAAGAGGTTTCATAGAAGATTTGATAGCAGAAACAATATTTTATAAATAAGGAGAATGATATGGAAGAAAAATGTCCTTGCCAAACAGATGTACATTCTTGTTGTGCTTGCGTATCAATGCATTGTGACGAGTGTCACAAACCGAATCGAAGCAAGTTTGTTCAAGGTCGGTTCTGCTCAAATTGCGGCAGACCGTTGAAGGCTGAATTGATACGATCCTATGTACCAAAGAGCGAGGTTGAGCGGTTGCAAATTGAACTTAAAGCAATGAAGGGTGCGGCTAATTCTTACAAAATGCAGTATGAAAAGTCAATGGAAATCCATAAAGATGTGTATCGTTTGGCTACCGAAATTAAAGCAGATATGCCGTTTGCCAGAGCAGAGATAAGGGCTAATACTGCGAGGGAGATTATAGACGAGTTTTTGAACGCTATGCGTATGAAACACGAAGAAAATCGACCGAAGTATGGTGGGGCTTTGGCACTACTCTTGCCCGATATAGAGCAGATTGCCGCCGAACTAAAAAAGAAATACACGGGGGAAAAGACATGAAAGCGAATCTACAACAGATCCCAAGCAAGGTGCGCAAGGCTTTGGTGCAGGAAGTCAATCGGCAGACCGCAGAGAATGTCCGGCAGCTTTCCGTCCACCTTCAAGCCCTTGTGTTGTGGTCTTTACGGCAACAGCTTGGCTTCGGCAGGAAAAGACTATTGCGATTCCAAAAGGCGTTCTTGCCTTTGATCGAGGAATTGCAAGAATACTACCAGGCAAAGGATGCCGATGAAACGGAATTCATCTGCTTGCACAAGCTGAAGCAGGAAGTGGGCATTGATGTGTATGAACTTGATCAGATGTTCACAATCAAGATGAAAATGAAGGAGTGAAGCAAATGGGAATTAAACGAATCGTTGATACATCGTTTTGGACGGACGGAAAGGTTGACGATTTCAGCCCGGAAGATAAATATTTCATGCTTTATCTTTTGACGAATCCGTTCTCCAAACAGCTTGGAATCTATGAGATTAGTATAAAGCAAGCGGCCTTCCAAATGGGCTATTCTACGGATGCCTTCAATGTGTTACTGGATCGCTTTGAGAACAAGTACAACATCATCCGCTTTTCCAAAGCAACCAATGAGATTGCTATTCTCAACTTTTTAAGACATTCGGTAATGAAGGGTGGAAAGCCCGTTGAGGATTGCATCAAGAAGGACATGGCTTTGGTGAAGAATAAAGGTCTGATAGACTTTGTTTTCTCTCGCCTTCATGGTAGGGAAGGGCTGAACGAAACCGTCAAGAAGATTGTTGCCGAATACATAAAAGACAATGATATTCATAATGACAATGACAATGACAATGACAATGATAGAACGTGGGACGAATCGTACCACGAATCGTCAGAAGAGCCGGAAGAGCCAAAACGCAAGCGTTTTGTTCCACCTACTCTTGAAGAAGTAAAGGCTTATTGTTTGGAGAGAAAAAACAACGTAGATCCGCAGAAATTCTATGACTACTTTACCGCATCGGGTTGGTACGATAGCAAAGGGAAAAAGGTAAAGTCATGGAAACAGAAGGTGATCACCTGGGAAGGCTTCTCTCACAACAAGCAGACCGTTGGAGCAAACGGCATCCCGGTAAACAATGCACCTTCGGATCTTGACGGGCTATTTTAGGGGGAGATCAGATGAACATAGAGAACATCATTGACGGTCTTGAGAAGAAAGCATCTATAGCAATCAAGGCCGAGCAAGGAGATTATGTGGGTGAGGATGGGCTTTTGTACTGTGGCAAGTGCAACACCAAGAAGCAGACTCGCATCACCATCCTGGGCGTTGAAAGAACTCCCTATTGCCTTTGCAAGTGTCAAGCCGAGCAGAGGGACAGAGAGGAAGCAGAGCGCAAGCGGATTGAGTTTGAAAAGCGGATCAAGGAATATCGGCGCATGGGATTCCCGGAGAGTGCCATGCAATCCTGGACTTTCGCCAATGCCGATGGCTCAAACGAGCAGATCCTAAACGCCGCCAGTAAATACGTTGAGAACTTTGCTGAATTCCGCAAGGACGGGAAGGGGCTTCTTCTGTTCGGCACGGTGGGAACGGGAAAGACCTATGCGGCAGCTTGCATTGCCAATGCGCTGATTGACCAGGGCTATCCCGTCCTCATGACCAACTTTGCAAGGATCGCCAACACAGTTAGCGGAATGTGGGAAGGGAAGCAAGAGTATTATGATAGCTTGAACCGATTCCCTCTTCTGATCCTGGACGATTTATCTGCGGAGCGCAAGACCGAGTATATGCAGGAGATCGTATTCAACGTGATTGATGCGAGATACAGAGCCGGGCTTCCTCTGATCGTGACCACCAACTTGACGAGCGAGGAACTGAAGCATCCTTCTGACATCTCCTATCAACGTACATTTTCACGATTGCTTGAGATGTGCTTGCCGGTGAAGGTGGAAGGGAAGGACAAACGCCTTGAAAAGCTGAAAGCAGATATTCAGCCTATGAAAGATTTACTTGGATTGTGAGGTAGGAATGATAGAGAGAATTTGTTCAAGGTGCGGAAAGAATTTTATTCCTGCTCCGCAACACGTATTTGTAGATGGTAGAGCCATCTACTGTTCCTGGACTTGCTTTAACCGCCGGAACGATAACAAGAAAAAGAAGAAGAAAAACTATGTTGAGTTGTACACCGAAAGTGGATTCCTTTTGAAGAGATTCCCAAGCGCAGAAGATGCCGCCGAGATCACCGGCTGTTGCGTGAAGAAGATACGGAACGCTTGCAAGACCGGTGAACCTTACAAGGGATTCTTGTGGAAATACAAAGAGTGAGGGGTGCTACATGACAGCGGAAAAGTATTTGCAACGAATCAAACAAATAGATGCTATTATCGTTAATAAATTAAATGACCATAAACGATGGGTAGAACTGGCCGAGGGGCTTGGTGGCTTTTCCGTGTCTGAAAGGGTGCAATCATCGAGGAATCTATACAAGATCCCGGATGCCATTGGAAGGTATATCGACATCGAGAACGAGATCTCTGCGCTCAAGAGGGAAAGACAAGCCATCATCAAAACCATTGAGCGGTTACCGCCCACCGAGTATGATCTGATATACAAGCTCTACGTTCAAGATTATACCATGAAGGAGATTGCCTATCATAGAGGGAAATCCTATGAGTGGGTGAAGATCAAGAAAAGAGTTGCCTTGCGGCTCGTTCAAGGAATGATTGACGAGGGATAACATGAAACGATTTTTTAAAAGGCTATTGGGAGTTATCGTCTTTGTGGCAATGGTGGTTGCGCTTGTGATTAACGATGTGGTGATCGCATTGTCGATAGCATCCGTTTTAAGAAACGGAGATCCGCTCTTGCAATGGCTCACTCCCATTGGCTTGCTTCTTCTTTTTCTATTGTCATTTGCTTGTGACGAATTCGTAGTACCTTTTATTGCGGATTTGTGGTCATGAGAGAGGAAACAACGCAAACATCAACGGAAAGTGGGTAAATCCTTTGCGTGAGAGCGTTTTGCTGAAAAGGTTGGTACTTGTTAGGGTGAAACGGAAAATGCGATACAGACAAAATTTGAGGCAAAAGAAAAGGGGTGACCATTGCGGTCATCCCTTGTTCTTGTTCGGTGTTAGTGCTTTTTGAAAAAATCGTTAATGTTAAGGTATAAGATTAGCAAGGCGAGGATACCAATTAGTATTAGCATCAATGGCAATATCTCAAATTTTAATGCTATAAACGCAAGCGCAAACGTTAAGATGGGGGCGGCTATCCATACCCATTTCTTCGCACCGAAATGAACTGCTGCCGCTAAAGCAAAAAATGCAAACACGAAACTGACTATAAACATTGTGTTTTCTCCTTATCCTTTCTTCTTCATATCCTCTCGGATTAGATCCTTGATGTAGGTTTGCTTCTTCTCCTGCTTCTCGATATGCTCTATCAGATCCGCTTCGGATGGGTAGAAGTCAATCGTCATGCGCTTGCCTTTGGCAAGGTATTTCTTCTTGGCTTTCTTCTCTGCTTCGGTCATTGGTCGCTCTCCCTGTTGATTTCTGCCATTCGCTTAATAATTTCGGCTATCTGATCGGTATACATCTTCAGCAACGCTTCTGAACGTCTTGGGGATTGGGATGTTGTTCCTCGGATGATATCGTCCTTGAGGGAGTTGATTCTTCTCGATAATTCTTGCCGTGCGAGGAAGAGTAATTGGTACTCTGTGATGGTAATAAGTTCTTTCATTGTTCTTTCTCCTTTTCTCCGGGAGATTAGCCGCTCCCGGTCGGCGTGTATGGTTATGAAAGTATGTTCACGTTGTCCTCGCAACGAACTGCTCTCTCAAGGGAAGTCTCGTACTTGTGTACTTTGACGGTGGTTTGCTTTCCATTGATCTCTACATGGGCTTCGAGATGGTAGAACCAATCTTCTTCATCTCTCCAAGACGATATCTCAATGATCTTTGCTTTGAAGTCTTTGACTGGGAAGTTTCCTATTCTGTGTCCGGGATCGCTCACGATGAAGCAATCACCGGCTTTGAATTTGGGCTTTGAGGTATTGAGCCACAGGAGATGTTTGAGGGCTTTCTTGCCTTTGAAGTCTTTGTCTTTCAAGAGATCTTCGAACACTTTGATCTGTGCGTTTGTCATGATATATTCCTTTCTACGCCTTTGGGGATTCGCTTTCCAGGTTGGTTTAGTCTCGGAAAAAGCGTATGCCGGGTTCTAAATCGTCACTTGAATTATATAAAACATAATCGGGGTGATTCTTAAATATTGTTGTTAATGCTTCTACCGTTTCGGGGTTG